GATTTCAAGCCGCACCGTCGTCGTGACCCTCGAAGGCTGCCTCGTCCCAAGCGAGATCGCCGCACCTCATCGTTGCACGCTTCGGATCACCCTTCACGAAGACCAACACGTTCTGATGCGTCTTCACCAGCTTTCTCCCACGCTCCAGATAGCGCGCCGCCCGGATCCCCGCCGAGCTTGCGTTCTGCACGAGGGTCGCCTCGTTGTAGAGACTGGCACCCGCGTCGACGAAGGCTCGGACCGTGTCAGGTACGAATCCTCGGTAGATGCCGTTGCGGTCTCGGATCTCGCCGACCACCCATGCAGCGAAGGAGTCCTCTGCCATGAGGTCGACGCACGCGGCGATGATCTCGCGATACGAGGCGAGGAAGTCTTCGTAGTCGAGCGTTGACAGGTCTGCCGGATCGTCTGAGTATCGCTCCAGGTCTGCGTATGGAGGACAGGACAGAACGAGGTCGTACTCATGGCCTGCGGGCACCAAGCTCTTGATCTCTCGCGAGTCGCCCTCGATCCATCTGGGCGAGGCCGGTATCGACACCCTGCCGGAGATGTCCTTCAGCTGAGTCTGGTTTGCCTCGACCTGGTCCGCTCGGAGATCCACGCCCACGTAGTCGCGGCCAAGCGTGGCGGAGACTATGCCCCGGACAGATCCACCAGCAAAGGGATCGAGGACCGTCCCACCTACCGGCGAGAACCACCGGACGAGTACCTCGGCCAACACCGGATCGAAGATCGATGTGCCCTGCTCGTGGGGCACCTCCGACGGCGGGTGATGGTGCTCGACATACTCTTCGTAACTGAGCGACCTACCCAGCTCCTTCTCCTTCGCCTTTTTCTTCGTATAGAACTGCGACTGGAGGCCCGTCTCGCCTAGTGCCAACAGATGGTCGGGTCGGCCCTTCTCCGAGGCGATACCGAGTCCGAGCCATCTGCGTCGACGATCCTGCCAGTATCCTTGCCGCTGGTCGAGGATAGAGAAGGGCGGCACTCCGAACCGATCGCTCAGGCTGGGCCGTGGTGTCTCATCCTCGGCATCAGAGGATCCCGACTCGCCCGTGGCCTTCTCCAGCAGAGCGTCCAGTTCCTCGTCGGCGAAAGAGACCACCTCTCGAAGATCATCGTCCATCGAGTCGAGCAGGGACGTCAATACCTCGCTATCCCAATCGGCCAGTTCTGCGGTCCGGTTGTCTGCGATGCCGAACGCGGTCGCCTGCGTAGGGTCGAGGTCGCTGCGGACAATGGCGATGTCCGACCAGCCGAGACGCCTGGCCGCCTCCAGCGTCCCGTTGCCTGCGACGACGATGCCCCTGCCGTCGACGACGATCGGCTTCTGCTGGCCGAAGGCCCTGAGCGAATCGATGATCGCCTTCAGGTTTCGCTCGTCATGCTTTCGAGCGTTCGCCGGATCCGGCGTCGGCTCGTCGATAGGTACTCGCTCGGTCTTCATGTCATCCTGTCCAGCGGGCCAAGAAGGTGCCGAGGTCGTACCCGTCGACGGTCCCGCTATCGCCGAGGTCCGCATCGATGGTAACAGACTCGCCAGGCTCAGGACGGGCAATCGTCCATCAGGACTTCGAGTCTCGCACAATGGACATCATCCGGTTCGTCGACCACTCCCGTTGCTTGTCGACGTTCGAGCAGATGGTGTCGATGTCCTTCTGGACCTCCTCGATGTCCCGACGGTGCATCGTCTCCAAGGCATCGATCCGGTTCTGAAGCTCGGTCACCCTATGCGAGACCCTCCAGACGAATCCAAACAGTCCAAGGATCGTGCTGCCCAGCACCATATAGATCAGTTCGATCACCCTCTCGTCGTCGAGCATACTGCTCCCCCGCTGTATCAGGTCCAGAGATGGGAGTATCGAATCATCATGGATCCCTTCTTCTCGTCCTCCGCGACATGATCCCAGCGGCAGCCATCAGAGAAAGAGCACCCGGGCCGGGGATGGCGCGGGCCTGTGTCACACCACCAGCGGCATCTTTGAACTCGCTGATGGACTGCAACCATTCGGTGAGTGCATCGAGTGCCTCCTTCCCGAAGATTGCAGCGATCCCGATGGCGATCATCGAGAGTACGAAGACCCTTTTGTTCAGCTGCTTGATGGTCGCATCTGCGACGCGGTTGCTCGTCCTGCACTTGTGGAGGTCGTCGCGGAGTCGCTCTGTTTCCTTCTTCTCGCAGACGGGACACCGAGCAGTCGAGTCTTCATCAGCCATCGGACGCGGACTCTTCCGTGGTCGGGTTGTAGGCGATGGACTTCAGAGCGTCGGCAGCCTCGATCATCCCCTGGGCCGAGATGATGAGAACGTCGATGTGTGCCTCGTCTAGGCTGGACCTCTCGGCGATCTGCTCATACCGATATCTGAGATCGTTCAGGCTCGCGGTGATGTTCGCCATGCTCTTGGTGATGCTCGCGAACTGGTAGATGGATTCCATGCTGGTGCCTCTAGGTGGTGAACTCGATGGTGTAGGTATCCGACGCGGAGACGCTCGAAGGGAAACTATCGAAGTCGGATCCGGGGATCCTCGCCGCTTGACGGAAGGTGGTGTACCCGATGCTGGATGCGGTGTACGTCGTGCCCTCGTGCGTGAAGACGCAGGTCGACCCGTTCGGTACGGCAGAGACGAAGGAGTCGCGGTTCGTGCTGGTGTCGAAGACCAACTGGATGTGATTGAGTCCGGAGGAGCCACGTGCCAGAACCTGTTGTAGTCCGGTGATGCTCGGGTCCAACGTGGCGTCGTTGTCCGCTGCACCCGTCGAGGTGCTGCCGCTGTCGAACGTCCCGGAGATCGTCTGGTCGGGTGCCGCTGCTGCCGATGGGATGAACACCCAACGGCTACTCATCGGCATTGACCTCGTACTCGTACCCGATACGGAAGACCAGGTCGACCGCCGATGAGGTGCTCGACACGGTGAGCTTGACGAAGTCGCCAGCGGCGAGCACCGGGTTCGCGATGGCCGAGGCGTACTCACCAGACGACGACGAAACAGACAGGACCGCGACGTTGCCGTCTGTCTGAGTGACGAGGGCGGCACAGGTTCCGCTCGTGGTCTTCGCGAAGAACGATGTGATGGTGATCGGCTGTTCGACGGACGGGTCGATGGTATACACCTTGTCGGCAGGCGACTCGATCATCCCGGTATAGGATCCTTCGACGGTCAGCCTGTTCGGGACTTCACGAATCGGCATCGGCGTCCTCCTCCATCTGTCGGGTGATCCGTTCGATGGTCACGATCTGATCCTGTTCGATCTGCTGCTTGATCGGTCCGTCGAGTCGGTCGATCAGCTCCTTCCAGAATCGGAAGTCTCCATCGGCTGCGGCCTTGATAGCGGTCCGAGCCAGAGCATCGAGGATCGATCGACCGTCCTCCTCACGCATGGACTCGGCGATCGCTCGATCGAGTGCGGCCTTGATGGAGAAGCCAGTCGATCCCTTCGGTCGACCTGGTCCACCCTGGTTGCCTTTGCCGAAGCGTCCGGCCTCGTCTCGGTTGTAGCCTTCGTTACTCATCGGATTCGTCCTCGTCCCCTTCCACCTCTTCGGTCTCCTCCGCCTCGTCCAGCTCATCGTCGAACAGTGATCCGTACACGAACTCGGCCAGGCCTCGGACCGCATGGATGTTTCCGAACGGCACCGCGAAGGTCTCCGTACCTCCAGCCACTCGACGGGTGACCGCGACGATGACCGCGTCGGCGGACAGGTCCTCGACCGTCTCTCCGAGGATAGCCGCGATTCGCTGCCGTGTCTTCTGGTCCGGCTTCATCGTGCCTCGCTCAGATCCACCCGTAGGCTTCGGTGGTCGTCCGCCGACCTGTCCACGGTGAAGCGTAGCCATGCCGCACCGACTGGCTTCGGCGGTGCTCCTCGCTCGATGTGCCACCCGGACATGGGCGAGAACTCGTCCTTGTATCCCGGCGTGCTGACATGGTGGACATCTTCGACCCGGACACATCCGCCGACCAGCGAGGTCTTCGCCAGCCGCACGGTCCAAGAGTCGTGGGTATGCCCGCTCCAGACGATGTCGGCGTTCGGGAGGAAAGATTGTCGACGCCTGGTGTTGAGGACTCCATGCGTCATCGGTCCGCCGCCGCCGTTCCCGTGGGTGTAGTACATCACCCGGCTCATTGCCCGCCCATGCCTCCGGACCTGGAAGCGGATGAAGCCAGCGTAGGATCCAACGACGACCGGCGATCCCGTGATCCGGAACCGCTCGGCCAGTCGCTCGGTGAGGTCGGTCTCGTGGTGCTTGAGGATCGAGGTCTCGTGGTTGCCTGGTGCCAGCAGGAGCCACCGATGGGCAAAGGGTTCGTAGAAGTCAGCCGCGCAGTCGATCAGGGAATCCAAGTACCGGCCCTGTTGCTGCTCGGGCCGACACGCATCGGTCGAAGCGCGCCGATCGTATTTGCCTTGCATCGCGCAGTGGAGGTCCCCGATATCCAGGATGCCCGCATCCCTCTCCTCTGCCTCCTCCAGATGGATCGCCTCCAGCCTCTGGTCGGTGTGGGCGTTGTCGTGGTGGGCGTCGGACCGGAGGAGGAAGTCGGCGTGCCAGTCGGGATCGGATCCATCACCGAGATCGACCCGGTAGCAACCTGGCGACGTCTGCTCGATGGTGTAGTCCATGCCGATATCCTCGGTTTCTTTGACGGCTCAGGATCCCGCCGCTGGGCCGTGGATCCCCGCTCAGGCCTTCGGGCCGTCTCCTCCGGTCTGGGCATCGGCTAGCTCTCGGATCGCTGATACGGCGTTCTGGGCCATCTCCTCGCCTCTCTTCATGCCAGCGTTGTACGCCTTCTCTTTCTCGGCGGCCTCCCGCTTGTCGTCTCCGGGCCGTCGGAGGAAGGCACCACCGAGGAGGGCCAGGCCAGTCGAGAGGAAGGCTCCGCCGGGGAAGGTGCTCGCGGCCTCCTGCCCGATGGCGATGCCGGTATCTCCGAGGGTCCGGAGTATCCCCACGATCTCGGCACCTTTCTCGATCTCCGCGCTGAACCGCTCGGACTCTCGGTCGACGTAGGCCACCCAGTCTTCCCAGGCGACTTCGGCCTCTGAGAAGGACACGGTCGGCTCGACGTCGATGGCCTCGGCGACCTTCTTCGGGACGTCCACTCGGACCATATCCTCGATGCCGCACGCGGAGATGACCGAGGCACAGATGAGGGCGAGGACGGCCAGCATGATGAACGATCCAGCCTTCCGGTTCTGTCTGAAAAAGTCTTTGATCTGGTTCACTTTGATGACTCCAGCCGGGCGATCCGATCCCGCAGCTCGTTGAGCCTGCGGTCCTGATCCCGGTTCGTGGTGGTGGACTCGATGGAGGTACGCAGTAGGCTCGAAGCGATGTCGCGAAGCTCGGTGATCTCCTCCGAGTTCGTGGTGATGTTCGCGTCTCGCCTGCCGATGCTCATGAAGATGCCAGCGCATCCGATGAGCAGGGCGACCAACTGGAAGAACTGGAGCAGCATCTGGACCGTCTGCCCCTGCATCTCGGACATTTTCATTCGGTGACTCGCCGGACCTCAGATCGAAGGATCGCGAGCAACTCTTGCTCGGCTAGATCCAGGTTGCCTTCCATCTGTCGAGTATCGAAAAGGGGCGACCTGCTGTCCTCCTCCACCACATCACGCACCGACATACCCTCGGCCAGTCTCTCGGCCACACCACGGATATCGGGATGGATCTGGTCCAGCAGATCCTCCAGTTCGGTCCCGTGCTCGGGCGATGCCTCGCCGGAAGCCGGGTCGGACATCCTGCCTTCCTCAGAGTGGCACCATTGCCGTTCCGGTCTGATCCATCCGCCGATCCTCTTCCTCTGCCCGGACTCGACGAGGATGCGATACACCGTCCGACCGAAGAGCCACTTGCCCAGGAAGGTCGAGACGGTCGCACGCTCTGGATTGTATTTTTGTCGGAGCAGTCGCTCGGCCTCTAGGAAGGCGATGCTCACGACCTCATCCCGTTCAAACTTTACGAGGTGCCCGGCGGCTCTCCACTTGGTGACGAGTGAGACGACGAGTCCGACATGGAGGTTGACGTCGGCAGACCTGCGACGATCTGCCGAGCCAGAGCTTCCAGGTTCTCCGCCCGCACCATTACCACCCATGACCCGCGATCCTCACGGAGGGCAACCACCGCTAGATCCTTCTTCGAGTCTCTCTCCGCCTGCTCTAGGAACCTGATCGCGGCAACCCTCGCGTACCGCTTCACTTCCCAGTGGACTCCGGGCATGGATGTAACTAGGTCGGCGTCGCCCGCTGCACCGCTGAATTGTTGGGATCGTCTCGCATCGATACCCATCTCGTTGAGGAGTCTAGCGAACTCGCGCTCTCCCCGCTTGCCCTTCTCTCGACTCG